CACCAGTCTGGTTATAAGCCAGAATGATTTGCGCGTGTTTGCTAACACGTTGACGCAGACAGAAGACCCATCGTTCAGCGGCAGCAAGACCGGATGCTCTGTTATTTCTGGCGATTTGCGTATCACAAGCCCAGCGACCGCACCAACCACAGCAACATATGATTTTAGCAATTACATCGACACAGGGTCGGTCAACTTGTGCGAAGTGACAATGCCAATGGACGTTGTGCGGATCGACAATAGTGCGCCTTTGTGGGATACTATCGCTGGCAATTGGGATAGTTTTGCTGGGAATTGGGATGACTGGACAGGATCGGTGCAGTTTACCGACACAAATGTTTTGCAATATATTTCGATCACTGATGATGATCCGGCTGGATCACCAACTTGGTCGGCATATAAGCAGTTTAAAACTGGTGACTTTTCAGGACGCGCATTTAGGTTTAGAATAGATCTGCAATCGACCAGCGATGACGTAACGCCAAGCATTGATGAATTAGCGGCAAAAGTTAGGTACGGGTAATGGCTACACACGATTATGTAATTGACAACCAATCAGCACCATCTGCGCGGTCAGATATTAACAACGTGCTGCAAGCGATTGTGACCAATAACAGCGGCACATCTGCGCCATCGGTTACTTATGCCGGTATGTGGTGGCTGGATACCACAAACAATTACTTAAAACTGCGTGATAAAGACAATGCTGATTGGGTTATTGTTGGTGAATTGGATGTGACCAATGATCGCTGGAAGCTGATTAGCGATAGCCTAAAAGCTGCATCCGCTGGCGGCATTGATGTGCTGAATAGCAGCGGCACAAAGATTATTGATTTGCAAGTAGCATCACAAGCCACAGCCGAAGCTGGAACCAATAACACCGAATTGATGACGCCATTACGCACAGCACAAGCTATCTCTGAAAATGCGGTATCTTATCCGCAAGTTATCACAACACTTACTAGCGGCACTAGCTACACGATCCCATCTGGCGCACAAGCTGTTTTGATTAAAGCGTCCGGCGGCGGCGGCGGCGGTGCTGTTTATGCTAACCCTGCAACCGGCGGCCTTGGTGTCAACACTGTAACGCTTGGCGGCGATGGCGGCACAACAACAGTTAGCAACGGCACGCTAGGGATTGCTATTACTGCGGCTGGTGGAGCAAATGGAAACGCATCTAGTTCTGATGCTGGCACATCTAACTGGCACACAAATGTCGGAGCATCATCGGCTGGCGGTGATATTCTGTATAATGCTGGCGCGTCTGGTGGCCGTTCAACCACAAACAATTTTGACGTTGGTCGTGAAGACGGCGGCAATGGCGTGCTGGTGCAAAAATACGTCACTGGTGCAACGGTTGGCGGTCAAGTTTTGTCCTATTCGCTAGGTGCTGGCGGTACTGCCACAACTAACGGCGGCAGCATTCAGCCGGAAGCCGGACGCGCCGGTTATATTGAACTTTGGATTTGGTAGGTAAAAATGGCCGATAAAAAAATATCCGAATTAGTATCTATCACCGGCAGCGCAACGGCGGCTGACGATTACTTTGTTGTGGTCGATACATCTGGCGCAGTTACCTATAAGATCAGCCGAGAAGAACTAAACAACGCGATTGAACAGGATGTGCTTGAAAACATTAGCATCACAAACCTTACAAGTGATTTAAGCACCAACGGTAACGACATCAACTTTGGTGACAACGACAAGGCCATTTTCGGTGCTGGGTCTGATTTACAGATTTATCACGGTGGTTCGGCAAGTGATATCAAAGAAACAGGCACTGGCAATCTTCGTGTTTGGGGAGATGATATTCAGTTTTTTAACAGTGCTGGGTCAAAGTATCATACTCAAATGATAACAGATGGTGCTGTTACCTTATATTATAATGGTGCAGAAAAGCTATCCACCACAGCCTCCGGCTGCGATATTACTGGCACAGCAACCGTTGACCAGTTAAATATAGACAGCGTTGGCACATTTGGAAATTTTGACAGTAAAGCTACAATATCAACTGAAGCTAGTTTTGCTGGCAGTGACAAAGCCTTTCGTATCAAAACAACTGGTGGCAACGTAAATCATTTTGTTATTGAAGCGACAACCGGAAACGTGTGTATTGGTGGGCAAGAAACAACGACTTTTAACGGTGTTGGCGGCGATATGAAATTCGTTGTCATTGGCGAAGATGGTCAAACAAATATAAGCAACAATAGCCAAGCTGCAATTGCTATCGTTAACACAAATCAGACCGCTGGAAATCTAGCTGGATTGCACTTTGCTAGGGCTGATACCGATAACAGTCCAAACTACGCTGGTGCGAGTATCGTTGCACAGTTTCCAGATGCACAAGTAACTGGGCAGTACCCAAAAGGTGATTTAGCGTTTCTTACGTCTACAACCACAAACAGCGCACCAAGCGAAAAGATGCGTATCAACTCCAGTGGACATATAACCCAGACTGGTTACACAGCATATGGCACAAGTTCGATTGGTTATATTGGCGATGCAGCAAACCTATTTGCTGGTTCAGCCAGTGATTTTGCAATTAGAGGCACAGCAAACGTAACATTTGGTATTGGCGCAAGCGAAAAAATGCGCCTCGTCAGCAGTGGCAGTCTAAATATCGGTGGAACTAGTGGGGCGGCTAAACTTGAAATAAATAATGAAGTTTCATCGTTTGGTAATCTAACAGATTCAACAATCAACCTCGCCACAACAGGCGTGACAGGACGCAAGGCAAACATCGGCTTTGGTCTTGCCGGTGGCGTTGCAAACACCAACGCGGCAACTATTGGGTTTGATGTGACCAATGGAGCCGGTGCGCTGCAAGGTGACTTGTTCTTTGCAACAAGAGGCTCAACTGCGGATAGTGTACCTTCAGAGCGCCTCCGTATTGATTCCAGCGGCAATTTACAACTTGGCTACGGTGGGCAGACAACAACAGCATTTGCTGCGCCGCAAGGTATAACTATCGCGTCATTAGACAATGTTGCAATACAGTATTTCTTGCGTAAAGGCAACCAAGTTGAGGCTCACATTGGTTTCAAATCCAGCACTGATAGCAACTTTTATGTTGGCACGGGTGGCGGCGCTGGGGCGGGCGGTATTGGCGTATACGGTGTTTATCAAGCAAATAATTCTACTAGTTGGAGTGCAGTTTCAGACGAAACCCAGAAAACTATTGTTGGAAACATTGAAAACGCATCTGAAAAGGTCAGCACATTGCGGACTGTGATGGGTTATTATAACACGGATGAAACTGAAACTAACAAACCGTTCCTAATTGCGCAAGATGTTCAAGCCGTACTACCAGAGGCCGTTAGCGTTGCAGATGTCGAAACTGGTGTGTTGGGGCTGTCTTACACTGACGTAATTCCATTACTTACTGCCGCAATTAAGGAACAGAGAACAACTATTCAAGAATTAGAAACCCGCATAGCGGCACTGGAGACTGAATAATGAGTAATACATACATTTGGGGTTTTAACTTTGACGTCTGCAATCACGATCAAAACGGCCACGCCGACTGCATCCAGACTATCCACTGGCGCGTAACAGCGACCAGCGATAGCGTTACAAATGCAGAGGGCAACCCGCTGTCTGTTAGCGCATACGGCACTGCCGGTTTAACAACGCCAGAAGCAGATGATGCTGACTATGTGGCGTTTGACGATATCACACAAGACTGGGCAAAAGCGAAAACTTTAGAGAGCTTGGGCAAGACAGAAGCCGAAATGCAAGGTATATTAGATGAGCAACTTGCGGCATTGGCATCACCGCCAACACGCCAAGCAGTACCGGCAGGGTGGTAAAATGAACGAAGAAAACAAGGTCATCATTGACGTTGCGGCTGGCACAGGCACATTTGCTGCGTGGGTTGGTATGATGCCCGACATCGTGGCCTTGTTTACTGGCCTATGGGTTCTGATCCGCATCTGGGAAACCGACACAGTTAAGTTTTTAACTGGTCGAAAAGACGATGTTTAAAGCAATCGTATTGGCTTGCGTAATAGGCGCACCAAATGATTGCATAGAATTTCATTCGATTATTTACAGCGAAACGCGGGAAGCTTGCCGGTCACGCGCGATGACTATGGCAAAGGACGTTGGGGAGATTGCCAACTTGATGCCGATGAAGTGGCGGTGTCAGAGACTTGCGGAAGGTCAATTGTCTTGGAACCAGTCACAGCGGCACTTGCTGGAATTAGTTTAGTCAAAGCCAGCGTTGATTTTATCAAGCAAAACATAAACACCGCCAAAGATATTGGCGAGATCGCCGGTCAGATAGATGCGTTATTTACCGGCCAAAAACAGGTGCAGCAAGCCAGCAATCGCAAATCCGGTGTTGGATTAGCCGACCAGTTTGGCGTGCAGTCTGTGGCTAAAGAAATGATTGATGCGAAACTTGCGGCAGAACAGATTGCCGAAGTTGCCAGAATGGTTGATTTCCGCTTTGGTCACGGCACTTGGGCTGCGATACTGGCAGAACGTGCAAAACGGCTGCAAGAAGCCAAAGAAGCGCGTGCAAGGGCGAGAAAGCTGGAACAGGAACGCCAGCAAGAGATGATTGAAAATCTGAAATTTGGGGCTATTGTTATTGGTTGTATTGTGGTTATCATTGGGCTGTTTTTGGCTGTAATGATAGAAGCGGCATCTGCTATTGTTAAATAGTGCGGTCACAATTGGATTGATGGGGGAATATCTTGCTGCGGCGGCTATTATCTCGATTGGAACACATAAAGTTTCACTGTGTCAGCAAACGGCTGTCGATTTGGTGGCTTTCGATGCTGATAGCTATCTGTCGGTGCAAGTTAAAACTTCGACTTTGCATCAAAGACCGCATCGGCAACCGTCTTACCAATTTCAGCTTGCCCACGGCAGTAAAGTCAAACGCAAGCACAGTGCAAGGGATTTTGACATTTATGCTTTGGTTGCCGGTGATCCATCGCACAGACGTTGCTTGTTCTTGCCCACCGCAAAGCTGTGCTTACAAAGTACGAAGCGGCTGTCGCCATCGCGGTTTACGGCTGAAGCGGAAGTTGAAAGCTGGCATCGTGCGGTTGATTACGTTTTGGAGATGAGACGATGAATATGGATCAGTTGCGGGAAGAAATAGCCAGCGATGAGGGCGTGCGGCTGGATATATATTTGGACATACACGGTCTGCCCACCGTTGGCATCGGGCATCTGATCCGTGAAGCTGATGCGGAACACGGCAAACCTGTCGGCACGCAGATCACACCGGAACGCTGTCGCCAGCTATTTGCGCTTGATATTGCAATCACTGTGGAAGATTGCCGCGCCTTGTTTGAAAACTGGGATGATTTGCCGGAAGAATGCCAGTTAATTTTGGCAAATATGGCGTTTAATCTAGGCCGGAGCCGGTTGGGTCGCTTTTTAAAGTTGCGTGCAGCTATAGCAAATTATGACTATGATGAGGCCGCAACCCAAATGGCAGATAGCAAATGGGCAAGGCAAGTGCCAAACCGCGCTGGCCGGTTAATTGATAGGATGAGGGCTTTATCAGATGCTTAATTTATTGATATCACCGCTAGCAAATCTGGCAACAACGTGGCTTGAAGGCAAGGTTGAGACTAGCAAAGCAGCGGCAGAAACAAAAGTTGCACAAGCCAAAGCAGCGGCCACTATTGCCCAGAAACAAGCCACTGGCGAAATCGACTGGGATTTGAAAATGGCTGATGCCACATCAACAAGCTGGAAAGACGAATGGTTGACCATTTTGTTTAGCATTCCGCTGATCTTGGCGTTTTGCGGTGATTGGGGCAGGGCTGTTGTTGCTGATGGGTTTATTGCACTTGAGGCGATGCCGCAATATTATCAGTATACGCTTGGCACTATCGTTGCCGCCAGTTTTGGTATGCGTTCAGCAAGCAAGTTTTTCGGCAAAAAGTAAGGCGGCTATTCCAGCCGCCAAACCCGCCAGCCATTGCCGTCCATTTTGCGCGTGGTATATTTGAGGCCGCGATAACGCAGCGCGTCACGCAATGACATTGCCTGTTCGTATGTCTCACAAAGCACGCTGTCACCAATTTCCATATCATTAATAATTTCAATCTTGCTGCGACCGGCTGGCGGCACTGGCACGTTCTTTTCGATTTGCATTTAAAATATCCAATCTTTCCCTAAAGCATCCAAGATGCAATGTTTGTTTGCCGCCATCCACAACCCAATCGGGGTCACTGAGGCGCAGGGTTTTGTCGCACCATATGCACCGGCTTTCTGCATTTAAGGCCGGTGCATAGGTTAGTTTTTTCTTAGAACGGTATCGCATCTGCTAAAGGCTGCATCTGTTCTGCCCTTGACGCATCCTGCTCTTTAGGGGGCATAGGATCGCTAATTGACGCAGACATATATTTAGTGCCTTTTTGACTTTCGCGAACCCATAATGCAATACGCTTTTCAACGCCATCTACATTAATTTTGCCGGTATAATCCGGTTGATTTTCTGCCGTTTTATTATCGTTTTTAAAAATCGCACCGCGATTAGTGTCATCGTATTGATCAGCCATTTTGAATTTCTTCCTTCCGTTGCTTAAACATTGTTAATTGATCATCGGGGCATTTTATGCCGTTGGCACCGTACAACGTTGTATAAAGCGCGTTGACATCTCGAACGCTTTTACAGGCATCTAATTTTTCTGCTAAAACATTATTGGAGGCGGGGACAGCCGCCGGAGTGGATGCGGCAACTGCCCCCTTTGACCGAGGCTGCGGACGGGAGGGAACCGCGCCAGAGCCAGACGCTAGATTACCATCATCGTCACTTGCATTCAATCCGAACATTGTCATCAAAGAAACCCGTCGATAATAAGTCACACAACTTATAAAAGATTGCGGGCTGCTTTTTTCTGGCGTTATTTCCATATCACTAACAATGGTTTCACCAGTTTCTAAATGAATAACGGTTGTTTTTAACCTGTTTTTAATTAGCTTCTGATCGAATGATAACTGATATTCTGGCAATACATTTAATGCCGTTAAAACGTCACCTAATGTTGAATATTCTGATTTAAACATAGGGTTTTTGCCAGACTTTCCCACCGATGCAGCTTGCCTAACTGCGGCTAATGCCGCGTGCAGTTTCATATTTTCCATAGATTTTTAGCCCTCTCTAACCACTTTTCTTTCATTTTCCACTGATACATATGACCCCAGTCAGGGTCGGTTATTGACGCAAGCACTTTAGGATCGGTGCTGACGCGCAATAGGTTTTGCCGGATTAATGCCCGCTGTCGCATTTCGTCTAAAGCGTACGCTATTCCCTCTGCTTGTAATTCTTCGCAATTATATGCGTTAAAAATAACTGCATCGTGTTCCGCAATATAAATAATTGATGGCGTTACTCGCAAAGCGTGCCAGTAAATTGCAGCTTGGCAAATATGTGCAAACTCCGGCTTTTTAGGTAGCGTTGCCTTTGCCCAGCCTTGCGTTCCATCTTTTAACAGCTTTGTTTTTCTCGGTGCTTTTGTCTTCATCTCCGCAAACATACTGCCTTCGACAAGAAAATCAACAAAACCAATAATCGGCACGTTCACATCATTTAACCAAGTTTCAATTCGTTCTTCGTCTATCGCCCCTGTAAAGCCATTATTCACACAAATATTCACACCTTGATGTATCATTTGTGGTATAACTTCACGAAACTTCACACGCAAAACATCATCTTCGTCTGCATCGTGAAAATCAAAAGCGATTTGCGCAGCTTCAATAGCCTCGTCAATATCTGCGCCGTGACATACTATTGACTGCACCGCTGTATGAACGCTAGTTCCAATAGCAGCGCGTTCACCAACGCCAATACTGCGCCGTTCTTCTGTAGACAAATAAACATATCTAAAAAGCCAATTGCCAACCGATGGGTTTAATTGACTAGCCGAAAGATGCGTAAATCCTGCTCTTTTCCATTCTTTACTGATTTCCCGATTTATCATTATTAACCTCTTTTCCACTAAAGCCACCCTAACAGCAGAACAGCCCCCTGTAAACTTTTTATTTACAGAACGATGTTATTTGGTAAGGTTAGCTGAAATTAAAAAGGAGCAACTGAAATGTCTGGCAGCAAATCCCGCAACAAGGGGCGAGGCTATGAGTATGAAATTGCTAACGAATTGTATGATCAGCTAGGTTTAAATTTCATACGTGAATTAGATCAAACCCGCGAAAAACATCTTGGTGATTTGCGAACTGAAGATTGCAATTTTCCATTTGTGATAGAATGTAAGCGATACAAATCCGGCGTTTCGGGCGAATGGTGGGATCAAGTTTGTACCGCTGCTGCAATTGCAGATAAAATGCCTATTTTATTTTATAGGCTAGACCGGCAAAAAACGCGGGTGAGGATGCCTGTACAGGCAATGACCTATTTAGCTGAATATATCCCTGCCGGTGATATAGCAGAAAAGCACGATTGGAGAATGGCTTGCGAAATGGATATTGATACAGCTTGTTATGTTATTCGTGAGGTTTTAGCAAATGGGGCGTAATATGAACACAGTAGGTGATCGTGAATATGTAATGATTAGCAGCGAAACTTGGATCGATGTAAAGGATTTAACAGTTGAGATTTTTAAGGGCAAGGAAGGCATTGAGGTGCGGGTATTGCCGAGAAATGCCGATAACGGAGTTGAACCGCTTGGCGTGATCCGCGCTGATTTCATAGCAACAGCGTCAAAGCGTCATAACGTTATACCATTTTTGCCAAGGTTACACGGCTATGATCCAAAAGGGTGATGGCGAGTTTCAAAAGCTTTATGAGCAAGGGCGATGCCCTAAATGCCGCAGCTATGTTGAAATCGAACCGGATAAGTGGGTTTGTCCGGTTTGCAAGATGATCCATATAGGAGTGGAAAATGGAAACAGAAAAAAACCTAAAGATGGAGTTGTTGACGATAAGTGACATCGGAAAGGCGTGGAAATGCGAGCCGGTTAAATTGCCTCAATATTGTCAATTAGATTTTGCACTTACTAGGCAGGGCAAAATAGAGGCTTTTGCAGAAGTTAAATGCAGAACATTTCCCCGCACTAGATATAGAACGTCATTAATTCATTTACACAAAATGATGTATGCTCGCCAAGTAGCATTTGAGACTGGTATTCCAACATTTTTAATAGTTCGCTGGACTGACTGCATTGCCGCTTGCAGTTTTAAGGTAGATTTCCAGACGACTATCGGGGGCAGACGTGATCGCGGCATAGAGCGTGATTATGGTTTAATGGCGGAAGTGCCGATAGATGAATTTCACATTGTAAAGGAATTGTTCAATGAATAGATCGAAGGCATTAGAAACTGTCGAACAGATTTTAGAGGATAGGGGGGCAAATTACGGCGATTTAAGAGAAAACTGGGATCAAACTGCTAAGATGATCGAAATGATTGTCGGGGTGGAAATTAGGCCGGAGCAATTTGGGGCTATTATGATTGCTATGAAAATGTCTCGGTTATCTAACAGCGACTGCCAACATCTTGATAGCTTATTAGATATTATCGGCTATGCGGCTTTAACGATCGAAATTTTAGGGGGAAATGATGAGCATTAAAGCATTAGACTGGGCGATGGATACGCCTTTAAATGATCCGTTAGCAAAGTTAGTGCTCATTGTAATCGCAAACCATCACAATCCTAGCTATGGGTATGCGTGGCCTTCTGTTAGGCACATTTGTAAAGTAACAGGAGCAAGTGAAGCAACTGTCCGCCGAAAGGTTAGTAAATTAGAAGATTTATTGCTTATAAAAAGAATGTATCGGACAGGCAGATCAACCGAATATCATCTATCATTTTTGCCCCCTGTCACTGTGACACCCCTGTCACACAGAGAGGGGGGTGCTATCACTGTGAGCCCCATAACCCTTAAAGAACCCTTAAATAAAAATAACAAAAAAACAAAGATAATGGATTGGCAACCAAATGAGCTTGATTTGGCTTATGCAAAAGATAAAGGTTTAAAACCAGAAACTGTTTTAGAGGGCATTCGATTATGGGATGAGCAAAACGGCAATAAGGCAGCTTATGTTGATTGCAGTGCCTTTTGGAAAAATTGGTGTAGGCGAGAAACCGAAAGAAAGCCCAAGGCTGTTAGCAAGCCTTCTAAGGGTTATAACAATGGTTATAATAACCAGAGTAGTGAATGGACGCCACCGCAGCGCAAAATGGTATCAAAAGATGAATGGCAAAAACTAGGTGATAATATGAAAGCTTATTACAAGCAAAACCGGCCCGACGTTATCGCCGAGTTAAAAAAAATGGGCATAACGATTTAAAACTGTTTACTTTGGGGATTAGTGGGAATAGGATGATTAGGTAAATAGCAAACGGGAGATTGCAAAATGGCTAACACAGTAAAAAATTATAGTTGGGTTTCAAATCGTTGGGATGAACTGGACAGCTATCGGTTTGAAATCGAAGTTGATATGTACCGCAAGGGCATTATCACTGCCGAATATTCACGCGATGTTCAAGCTGGCACAGCGGTTGTTGCATTTCGCGAATATGTGAATGACAGTTCTGCCAATCTTGGCAATCAAGAGCAGCTAACAATTCATAAAGATGTTTATGTGACGCTGGTT